TTAGAGTTAAATATTTAGATGATAGTGATATTGAAGAATTAGGGTTTAAATTATTTAATGAATATGAATTTATAAAAACCTTTAAATCAATAAATACCAATGCTGGTATAATTTTATACGAAGGTGGTAGAATAGTAATATCTTCTGAAATTTATGATTCTACGAATTGTATATTTGAAGGTAAAATTAAAAATAAAAACGAATTAAAAAAACTTCTTAAACAATTAGAAATAAATTAAACATGAAAGTACTTACAACAGGACATAAATACGAATTATCTAATTTTGAAAACAAAGAATTACAAGGTCAAGTAATTCAATTTATACAAAAAGAACCTCTTGAAGAAGGTTCTACTGAATTAAAAACTATTTCAGATGGTACAACCAATGAAGAGCTTTTAGAGATGTTAATTGACCGAATGAATTATTTACAAGGTAAATTTCCATGTAGAGAAAATGCACTAGTAATTACTAAACTTGAAGAATCTTTAATGTGGTTAAATAAAAGGACACAAGATAGATTAAAAAGAGGAGTAGAAGGTAAACAAATAAAATAAATTAATCATGAAATTTAGTCAAGCATTTGAATTGCTCAAACAAGGTAATCCTATTAAACGTGAACATTGGGGTGGATATTGGAAATTAGAAAATAATCAAATTGTAATGTATATTAAAGATGGTTCTACAATGAATCTTACTGAAACTACTGATATATTATTTACAATTGATAATATGTTACATGATGATTGGCAAGTAGCTGATAATACTAATAGTACTTTATTAAATGATGAATTGGTACAAACTCATAGTTTTGGTGAAGCTATTAGAGCTTTAAAACAAGGTAAATGTATTGCACGTAAAGGTTGGAATGGTAAAAATATGTTTGTTTGTAAACAAGTACCAGCAGAAATATACTGTAATATTATCCCTAAAATGTCTAGTTTACCAGATTCAGCAAAAACAATTTTGTATGACCGAAACAAATCAATTTATTACTGTAATCAAATGATTATTGTAAAACCTGATAATACAATTGATTCTTGGGTAGCAAGTTCTTCTGATACATTTGCAGAAGATTGGATTATCTTAGATTAAAGTAAATATCAACACTTGTAGTACAATGGTAGTACATCTGATTTTGGTTCAGAGAATGTAAGTTCGATTCTTACCAAGTGTTCTAACTAAATAGTTTTAAAAATGACAGAAACTAAAAAACCAAAACAATTAAAAAATCCAATACATTATCAGAATAATTTTACACCTAGTGATGAACAAAAACAAGTGTATAATGGTACTACTGAATTAGCAGTATCTATTATTACTGGTGATGCTGCAAGTGGTAAAACAATGTGTGCTTGTTGGATTGCTCATGAATATTTAGCTAGAAAAGAAGTTAAACGTATTATTATAACTAGACCTATTATTGATAATAGATTAGGTTATTTGCCTGGTGAAGTAAAAGATAAATTAGCACCATGGATATATCCTATTAAAGATAATTTTTATCAGTTACTTGGTAAAGAAAAAACAGAGAAATTATTCTTAGATGGTGTTATTGAAATATTACCAATTGATTTTACAAAAGGTGTAACTTATAGAGATGCTGTTGTAATTGTAGATGAGTTTCAAGATTTAAACTATGAAGATTTTAGAATGTGTTTAACTAGATTAGGTAAAGATTCTAAACTGTTATTTGTAGGTAGTAAAAATCAAATTGGTATTAAGAAAGATAAAAGTTGTATAGGTTTAGTCGAAGAAAAATTATATGGTTCTAATAATGTAAATTTTCATTTATTAACATCTAATCATAGAAACAATGTTATTTTTGACATTATTGAAGAATTGGAAGCAAAGTAAATATTACTATTATATACAAGGTAATTTTAATTATTATCTTGATAAAATTGGATTATTGAAATATTTTAATACAAGTAGATATTTATCTACAAAAGCTAGATTAGAAAATACTAATAAAGAATGTTTAATATTAAATGAATGTGTAAATTGTGGATGTAAAGTACCTAATTTACAATATTCAGATAAACCTTGTGAATGTTATGATAGTAAATAGAGATGTAAAATGGGGAGAAGAAGTAAGTATTGATGTTGATATTAATACTGAATTTAAACTTAATAAGATTGATTGTAGTTGTAGTTGTACTAAACCTAATTGGTATAAAACAGATAATGGTTATAATATTAGTGTAAAAACAACTATGCCAAAATATACTAGTCAATTAGAAGATGGTTTTATAGTAAGAAGAAAATGTACCATTACTTATATTAATGGTCAAACAGAAACAATTAATTTTAATTTTAAATTATATGCAACTAACTAAGAATTTTCAATTACAGGAATTTGTACCTAAGTCAATGTATAGTGCTTATGGTGATAAATGTATATGGTTCATTAATCCTAAATTACCTGTAATAGCACAATTGTTAAAAGATATTTTATGTGTAGAATATAACACTAATGTATTAGTAAATATTAATACATGGAATAGTCAAGGTAATAGGCAATATTCTGGTAGAAGACCTTATGATATTGATAGTGAAATTGGTGGTGCAAAAGAATCACAACATAAAATGGGTAATGCTATTGATGTACAATGTTTCATCAATGGTAAACAAATACCTAGTAAAGATATTAACGCTATTATTTTGAAAAATGAAAGTAAATTTATGGAAGCTGGTTTAACTACACTTGAAAATGTAGAATATACTAAAACATGGAATCATCTTGATTGTAGATGGACTAATCTAAATAGATTGTTAATTGTAAATCCTTAATAATAATGTTACCATTTTACGAATTTGAAACAATTGATGAAACAACTGGGTTGAAACTCAAAAAAGACATACTATTGACAATGGTATGTGAATTATCAGAAGCTATTGTAACAGATGATATAGATATTACAGAAGATAGTAAATTCTATGTAAGCTCTAATCGTTGTTGTGTTGGTTTAATAGATGGAACTTATCATATAGTTTGTAAACCTAAAAATAGTGTAAGAGGTATTCTTAAAAAGGTTTTAAAAGAAGTTAATCTTAATGTAGATTTTTACCAAGAATCAAACGAACCTTTGAATAAATCTGATGACACTAATAATGATAATACAGACAGATGGTAGCAACAACAGATTTTAATCCATTAGAAGATAATTTCTGGGAATTAAATCCTCAAATGTCTATTATATCACCATTTGCAGCTTTATATAAAAGAGATAAATCTCATAAAAAAGCTAATTCTAGTAAAGAAATGTGGTGTGTAGTATTTATGAGTGAAGCTAATCCAGAAAAGAATAAATTATATAGATTACCATTAGAAGAAAGAAAGAAAGAAATTGAAGATAATTATTTTAAGATTAATTGGAATGATAAATTAGTACAAGAATGTATTGAGAAATATCCAGAAAGGTGTATGAGTACTATTGCTCAATTATTTAAAGTATGGGAAGATAAGTTACATGAGAGAAATAAATTCTTACGTGACACACCTTATAATGAAGAAAATCATAAAACACTAGAAGCTATATTACAGAAGTCTAAGTTAATTACAGATGCTTATAAAGAAGCTTATGATGCTCTAATGGTAGAAGGTAAGAAATTAAAAGGTAAAGGTGATAGAAGTTTAAGTAAAGCTGAAAAAGGAGAAATATAATGGAAAATAAAAATTATATTGTATCACAAGAAGAAAGAGATAGATGGTTGGTTATAGAAAATATAAATACTTGGTTGTTACCCAAAATTCCTAATATACATCCTGATTCTGTTAAACATACACAAGTATGGAGAGAATATTCTAAAAGATGTATAGAAGGATTTTGGGGATTAGACTTTGGTAAATATAGATTTATGCCACCTAAGCTTTATTATTATATAAATTTCTTTACAATAGTACATGAGGAAGAAGGTAAACCAGCAGTTAAAATGAGACCTAAGCTAAGAGATTTAGAATGGGAAATATTTTATATGTTCTTTGTAGCAAAAGGATTTAGTGGATTTACAGATGATGATGAGTACTCTTGTAATAGTAAGATTATAGATTATAATAAAGGTAATCTCAAAATAGAACAACTTCATAGAAGTTGTATTAATATGAATGGTAAAGTAAAACAATATATTGAACCATTAGTATATGCAAGAATGTTACATGACTATCCAAAAGGAAAACCTTTATATCTAAATACACCTAAAAACGTAATGTTATTTGGCAGTAGGTCGAGTGGAAAAACTTATAGTATATCAGGAATACATTTACACGAAATTATATTTGCTGGTGAAACTAGTTATGATGAATATTTAAGTAAAAAACAGAAAGATTCATTAGAAGAAGCTGGTTTATGTATAGGTGCTGCTAATTCAGGTAAGTCTGCACAATTCTTTAAGTATATGGAAGAAGCTATGAGACAATATTCTATTAATTCTGATTTAGGTGTATGGGGTAAATTAGGGCAAGATGATGATTATGAACCATGTCCTTTTTATAGAGAGATGGTAGGTGAAACAAAACCTAATAATGCTAAATCACCTTGGAGAGATGAATATAAAGTAAAGCATAATGGTAAAGAGATTATAAAAGGTTCTAGGAGTTTTGCTAAACACGTAAATTATAAAGATGATTCAGAAGCAGCAGCATCAGGACGTTATAATTATAATACTATTGAAGAAATAGGTTTGCTTGAAGATGCTCCTACTGCATGGGTATCTAATGAATTTACAGTTAGTAGAGGTATTAAAAAAGTAGCTAGTTTAGTTGGTCTTGGTACATCTGGTGTAATTGAGAAAGTAGAAGGTGCTAAACAAATCTTTTTAAATCCATTTACTTATGATTGTGTAGCTTATAAAGATTATCTTGAACATAATGGTCAACATGGTTATACAGGATTTTTTATTCCAGCTTATATGATTAATATGGATTTTAAAGATGAAAATGGTAATACTGATATTGCTTCTGCTAAAAAATATGCTTGGGATAAACTAGAAACACTTAAAGATAATCCTGTACAATATAGAGCTTATTGTATGCACAACCCATTATTAATTTCTCATATGTGGATTAACGCTAATGGTAATTTATTACCTGTTGATGAAGCTAGTATTAGAGAGAAAGAATTAATGGTTAAGAATAAATATAAAGAATTAATGTTACCAGTTAAACTTATATGGAATAGTGCAGCACAAAGTGGAGTAGAATATAGACCAGATGAAACATTAAAACCTATTATTAATCCTTATACAGAAGGTCAAGATTCTGATTCAGAAGGTTGTGTAGTTATATATAAGAAGCCAGAATATAACAAGTTTGGTAAATTATATCCAGACCAATATTTTTATGTGCATGACCCTTATGTATCTAATTTTACAGGTGATTCATTAGGTGTTACATACGTTATATCTAATCCTAAATATATACCAGAAGGTTATTCTGGTAATGAAATTGTAGCATCTTACATTGGTAAAAATCCAAGAGGTAAAGATGCTTATACAGAAAAAATGGAAAAATTAATTCAATTATATGGTAATTGTCCAGGTATGTTATGGTATGAAGCTAACAGGGGTGATGATGTAAGAAACTATTTTATTAATAAGAATAAAAGAGAGATTCTTTGTGTTAGACCTCAATTAGCAAAAGGTAGTAAAGGTAATATGATTAATGTTAGAGATAATGGATATATTGTAGGTAACTTAGTTGCTAAAATAGCAATGATTGATAATTTTTCAGATTGGTTAAAAGAACAATCTAATTCTGAAAATGGTAAAATGAATATAGAAGTTATACCATGTATATATTTATTAAGACAAATACAAATGTATAATACAGAAGATAACTTTGATGGTGTATCAGCTATGCTAGGTTATCCATTAGGACTAAAAGAATTTTCTTCATTTCAAAGAGTAGAAACTATAAAAAAATCAAATCCTCACTCATTTTTAATTAATAATGATTTCATCGGAAAATTACGCTAAAAATACTACTGGTTTTATACCTATACATCTTAGGTTAAAATGTAGTGAAAATGAAAAATATGAAAAGAATGGTTTATGGTTTATAGAATATATGAGATATATTTTACCATCATATATATTTCAAATACAAGATTATGATAAACTTAAACTCTGTTATGATATTGTAAATAATAATATTGATGGTTTTATAAATGAACTAAATAGTTTTTGTTCACCATTAGGTGAGTTAGAATCTTTAAATCTTAAAGAAGATGTATTACCTTACTCATTAGTTCCTAATAAAGTAGGTGTATTTACAGGAGAAGTAATTAAGAGAAAAGATAAGTTTACTATTAATTTATTTAGTCAAGATGCTATTCGTAGTAAGAATGAACAATATAAACAATATATTGAAAATAATAAAATCTTACCAGAACTAGAATTAATCTTTAAGAAAGCACAAATGCAACTTAAAGATATGAACGAACAACAGATTAAAGATTTTGAAGAACAAGCTAGAAAATCTATTTTACCAGATGATTTTAGTTTTAAAAACTTTAAGACTGATGTTGAATTAATGTATCAGAAGATATTGAAATTAATGTATTATGAACAGAATATAAAAGATAAAAAGATTGATACTATTAAAGATGTTGTTATTGCAGATAGATGTTTTGCAAAAGTAGAACTTGAACATGGTAAACCTATGATTAAAGTTTTAAATCCTTTGTTTATTGGATTCCATAAATCACCAGATATTGAAAGAGTAGAAAAAGGAGATTATTGTTATTATAGAAGAACCATTACTACTGTTGATTTGATTACTAAATATGGTGAGAAATTAACACCAGAAGAATTTCAAAGATTAGGTGTATATCATACTGCATTATCAGCTTATGATAAAAGGTATGATGTTTTAGGTGGTACTGCTACATCTGTTAGAAATGATTTAGATGAACAAATGTATAGAGAATTAAGTCCTGGTTATGCACAAAATAATAAGACTATTGGTCAGCACCAAGTTAATTCTGGTACTATTAGAGATAAGTTTAATAATCTTATATGGGAAACACATTTAGAATTTAAAGCATTTAGAAAGATTGGATTTTTGACATATATGAATGAATATAATAAAGAAGTAATGGAACTTGTATCAGATGATTTTGATATTCCTAAAACTGCTACTAAAATTAAATTCACTAATAGATGGGGTGATGAAAGTACTAAATGGGAATGGGTAGATGAATTTACTATGATTCCTTATACTTATGAAGAAGCATGGATTCCTAGAAGATATGAGATTACTAGATTAGGTACAGATATTTATGTAGATTATAGAGAAGTACCAAATCAACCTATTAATTTAGATAATCCTTATTCTGATTTTGAATTAAGTTATAAAGGATTAGTATTTACTAATCGTAATACAGATTCAATATCTGCTATTGGTAGAGCTAAACCATTTATATTTCAAGGATTTTATATTAAACATTTACAGAATAGAGAGCTTGCTAAATATCAAGGTTATATTCAAGATGTAAATGTTGATGCTATTCCAGATTCATTAGGGCAAGATTTAGATGGTAATACTATACGTGATAAAAATGCTGTATGGACTGCATATAGAAAGAAATTAGGTTTGTCTTATTATTCTGATACATCTAATAGTTTTGGTGGATTACCACCTTCTACAAGAAGTCCTGGTACTAATGGTTATATATTAGGTACTAGTCAAGAGTTAATTAATTTACAGAAATTATGGGAACTTATTAATGTTGAGATTGGTATGGCTATGGGTATATCACCACAAAGAGAAGCTATGAGTAATTCTAGTATGACTGCTACTGATAATGATAGAAATTTAGCACAAAGTTATACTATTACTGAATATTATTTTGATAAGCATAATGAGTTTTGGAAGTCTGTAATTGCTGAATATTTAAAACAATATAGAGTATATTTGAGTAAAGTATTAGAAACACAAGCTGAACATCTATTACATTATGTATTACCAGATGGTTCAGAAGAATTAATTGCTATTACACCAGAACATCTTGAATTTGACCAAATAGGTTTATACTTAAATCAAAGTGGTCAAGATTCTCAATATAGAGAAGCGATGTTAAGTGTATCACAAGCTATATCTCAAAATGCTGGTGAAGGTGCTACTATCATTTCTAATTTAATTCGTATGATTACATCTGGTGAATCTGCTGATGAAATTCATAAAGAGATTATGATATTAGAAAACAGGAATAAAGAACGTCAAGAAGCTATGGAGAAATATAAACAAGAAATGCAAGCTAAACAAATTCAAATGCAAATTGATGCAAGAGAAGATGAACAATCACATGAGATTGAGCTTGAAACAGTACGTGGTGAATATGGAATTAAAGAAGCTATTGTTAAAAGTTATGTTAATCAAGAATCTCTTAATTCAGACCAAGATGGTATTCCTGACCCATTAGAAGCATTAAAAGCTTATGAAGATATGAATAATAATAAACGTAAATTAGATATAGAAGAACAAAAACTTAAATTAGCTAAACATAAAATAGATACAGAAGCTACTATTAAAAGACAACAAAATAAGAATAAAAGTAAATAATTAATATAATAGTAAATCTATTTTTAGTATTTTGTGTAATGAATGAGGCAACAGCTTAAATTATATATTTTACTAAAAATAGATTTATAAAATGTTATATATTTGCACTAGAATTAATAACACTTAAAATAAAACATTTGAAAAATGGCATTTAATTTAGATGAGCTTGAATTGCTCGATGGTAACTCTTTTGAAGAAAAAGAAGAAAAGAATATTGAAGATGAAAATAAAGAAGATATTGTAGATGATAATATTACTGATAATACAGATGATGAAAATAGTGAAGAAGATGATTCTGAAATACAAGAAGATGAAGAAGCAGTAGGAGCTTTTAATGTTATTAAGAAAATTGGTTTATTTGATGATGAAGATGAAAAATTATTTTCAAAAGCTAAATCGTGGGATAAACTTGATGAACTTGTATCTACACTTCCACATAAAGTAGTATCTAGTGTTATTGAAACAGCACCTACACAATTTCAACAACTTCTTAAAGTAGTTTATAATGAAGGTGAAGCTCTTAATAATGATAAACTAAAAGAGATATTTGAAGCATATCAAGCAGATAATGAAAATAAGATTTCAGAATTTAATTCAGATACAGCACGAGAATATTTAGAAAAGATTTATAGTCAATCTGGAATGAGACCAAAAGCTATTGCTAGTCAATTAGATGATTTGGAAGATAATGATGAACTTATTAATGAAGCTAAAAAACAATATGAAAAAAATCAATCTAGTAAATTAGCAGAAGTAGAAGCCAGATTACAAAATGAAAAAGCAGAACAAGCTAAACAAATTGAAGAAAGACAAAAAGTAATTGAAACTACAATTGATTCTTTTGGATGGAAAGATACACGTAAAAAAGCAGTAAAATCAACTCTTGCTAATTTTAATAATGTTGCTAGTCAAATTATGAAAAATCCTGCTAGTTTAGTTGAGCTTGCTGATTTCTTATCTTACTATGATAGTAAAACTGGAAAATTTGATTTAACAGCTTATTCTAAAATGTTTGGTACTGATGTTATTAAAAATGCAAAAGAATCAATTACAAGAGATTCATTTGGTAATAAAACTAAATCAACTAAACCTTCTAGCTATTCTAGTGGATTTAATATTGATGAATATGAACCTGTAAAACCAATTTAAAACAAATTAATAAACTTTAAAAATTAAAATCTATGTTATCAAATCGTAGAACAGCCCTACAAACAGTAGAGCGCAAGGCACTTGGTGGTAGTTATGTTGACCATAATTTTTATCAAGCAATGTTTAAAAAATATTCACCTTTTGACTTTGGTGTTAAAACTTCGCAATTATTTAGTTCTGAACCTGGTAGTCTAATTGTAAATAAGAAATTTACTTATATGACAATTGCACAAGGTAATGTTTATATGTTACCTGGTGGTGTTGATGATTATCAATGGAAATTAGTAGGTTCTCCTCACGTAGAAGCTTATATTACTGAATTACTTGTAGCTTCAAATGCTCTTCCTGGTAAAGGTGGTTTGAGTTTCAAAATTGCATTAGATAAAGATTGGTTTCATGAACCAGTATTGTTGAAATCTGAAAATCCAAATTTACCATTACTTAAAATTCTTGGTTATCCTGTACAACGTGGTGCAAATTCATTTGAGTATGAAGTAGAATTACAAACATCTGACCCTAATGCTTACATTCCTGTTGATTATTTGCAACCAGGTCGTAGATTCATTGATATTGCAACACAAGTATCTGATGAATTGAATACTAAGTATGGTGGAGACCAATATGCTGAAATGTTTAAATTGCAATCTCATGTGGGTAATGTAGCTCGTAAGTTGGAAATTTCTGATAAAGCTATTCGTGCTGAAATTGCTGCTCGTAAATCTGGTAGTGCTTTACCAAGTTCAGGTGAAGATGCTAACCATATGCGTGAACAAGGTGTAGGTGTTGGTTATGTTTATCAAGAGAATTTCAAATCTAAAAAAGGTGATGAAATTAAAGCTGGTATCTTTATTACAAAAGCAGAAGCACGTTTGTTAGACCGTGTAGAGATGGATAGAGAAATGATGATGGAGTTTGGTCAATTGCAAAAAACACAAGACCATGATTCATTTAAACCTATTAAAACTGCACCAGGTTGGAGACAATTGGTACGTGATGGTCATTATATGCAACATAATGGTTCTTTGCGTTTAGAAGATATTTTTGAATATCTTATGACAATCTTCGTAGGTAAAAATGGTTTTTCTGACCGTTATATTCGTGTAGCAACTGGTGAAGGTGGTTTGTTATTGATGCACCGTTTAATTGCAGAACAAGCTAAAACATTTACTGTTATTGATACACACTTTATTAAAGATACTACATCAGAGTTCCATTCTAATGCTCTTGAATTTGGTGCGCAATTTACTAAATGGCGTGCCCCTAATGGTGTTATTGTAGAGCTTGTATATGACCCTATGAAAGATAATCGTCAATTATTCCCAGAATTAGCTCCTGGTACTAACTATACTTTGGAATCATTCTGTATGGATATTTTTGACTTTGGTAAAACAGACCAAAAAGCTACTGGTGCTAGCCGTGATGAAAACATTACAATGGTAATGCAGGATGGTGTTGAAGAATACTTTACTGTATCTAATGTATATGATTTTGCTACTGGTGCTGAAAAATCTGGTGCTAATGTATATTCTAATAACAAAGAACTTGGTATTTATCGTGCAATGTCAGGTTCATTATGTATTTGGGATATTAGCCGTGTAGGTCGTATTGAATTTAATCCTACTGTATAACTAAAACAAAACCAAAATAATTGATGTGGGAGCATCATGATTGGAAACAATTCTAATCTAAGCTACCCCTAAGAGTAATCTTTTGGGTAGCTTTTTTAATTTAATCAACTTTAAACGAAATTAATTGCAAATGAAAAAAGCAACTGAACAAATTGTGTTTGTATCACCTGTACCTCGTATTTCTGCACAAGGTAGAGATAAACGTTATTATACTAGTTATACTACTGGTGGCTCTGCAAGAGTACATAATTTGAACCAAACTCATGAAAATAATACAAGTGTTCAAATCAAGTTTTATTACAAAGCTAGTGAAAATAAATATGTTACAGGATTAGATGAATTAGTACCTAATGAATTTCAGGGTCAACCAGAAGCTATTGTAGCTGCTAGTTCATATTGGTCAGAGAAAGCACAAGAAATAGCTAAACATGAGATGATTAGCTTACAAACATTGTATGAAATTAAAGATAATGTAGCACCTGGTTATTATACTAATGTTGTTACAAACGATATGACTATTTTTAATTTTATTCATACACCTGTTGGACAAACTACTCCTAAATGTAGTTTTATTGAAAGTTTTAAATTAATCTTATATCCTAATGGTTTAAACCGTTTTACTTCTGAAACTGTACGTGGTAGAATGGCTATTCAATTATTAAAGAACCATCCACAAATTGCTAAATCAAAACAAGAAGCAAATCCGGATATTCATAAGTTTTATATTTCACAAGAAGATGAAGCTTTACATGAAAAAACACGTAAACAAGATTTAATTAATGATGCTGCATATAACATTGTAGAACTTTGGAAAAAAGAAACTGTTCTTACAAGATACCAAATTGCTTGTTTATTGAAAGATTCATATCGTACTTCTATTATTAAAGGTGATGTAAATGATGAACGTGTTAAATCTGCAATCAATGAATATATTCATACTAACTCTGCAAATCAAATTAATAATATTGAAACATTTAATAAATATGTAGGAATGTTGAGTACAGAAGAAGGTAGAAAGAGATTGTTGATTGAATATATGATTGTTAAAGCTATAGATGTAAATACTATGGGTATTCAAGATGGTTATTATACTTGGTTTAGTAAACGTGGTATTGATAATGTATTTAAACTAGGTACAGACTTGAACAAAGTTATTAAATTCTTTGGTGATGAATATGAGAAATATTCACCAGATGATAAATCAACAAATTGGTTTGGTGAGCTAGCAGAAGAGCTTAATAAGAAAGGTGTTAGATTACCAGCTTAAACAAACTAACTCTATATGTTTATACAAGAATTACATTATGATATAAAATCTACATATAATAAACTTGATTCAAACAATAGAGTTGACCTTGTACCAGCACAAATAGATAGAATAATTAATAACAGTAGCTTAGAGTTGGTTGAACTTGTTTATGGTGGTAACACTACTAAACTTCAATCTTATGGTTTTGAAGCAACACAACAGCTTACAGATTTACTTAGTAATTTTGTAGTTAAAAATCCAGACCAACCAACTCTAACTCCTGATTCTTATGATAGTAATTTTCAAGTATATGAGTTTAAATTATCAGAATTAAGATATACTTATTTACATTTACTTAGAATGTATGTTACTACTAATTGTGGTAAAATAAGAATAGGTAAAGTATATCAAAATGAGCATGATGATTTGAATGTAATACTTGTAGATGCTATGACAAGACCATCTAAAAAATGGAAAAGATTAGTTGCTGTATTAGGACGTTCATCATCTAATGATGGTACATCTAGTATTTATGTTTATACTAATGGAGAATTTACAGTTACAGGTTTAGATGTAGAATATTTAAAATATCCTAATAAAGTATTTTTTGGTGGATATGATACATTAGAATATTTGAGTGGTGATACTACTGCTCCAACATCATCTACACCACCTATAAATTCTGAATTTCCAGACTGGGTACAAAGAACTCTATTAATTAATATGTGTGTAGCAAATATATCTGCTAATCTATATGACTATAATCAAAGTCAATTAAGAGAAAACAAAATAAACAATTTAATTTAACCTTAATCCTAATTAAAAACAATGGGTAAAAGAAACACAAACAAACGTCAAATGGAAACATTTTTGGCTGCTTATGGTAGTCAATCTGCTGTTCCATCTGGTGCTCTTGTAAATGCCACAACTGCTTTAAACTTACCTGATGGTAATATTGCAGCTATTTCAACAGATTTATATTCTACTGTACGTGCTAATGGTGTATTCCTTGTAGCTGGTGATACTGCTACACAAGTACGTAAAATTCAAATTCTTCAAGGTACTCCTAAATCTGCTGCTATTCATACAGTTGATGGTTGGCACGCAGGTCATAGAGCTTATGTAGCTTCACAAGAAATTGAACGTTCTACAATTCAATCATTTAGTTTTACTCGTCCTAATGTTGGTACACGTAATACTGTATATGTAACTGGTTTTGCTCGTCCAGAAGATGAGAAAGCATATGGTTTGAGAACAGCTATTAGAGGTACACGTCAATTCCGTGATTATGGTACTAATGAAAATTCAGTATATACTAGTTATGTAACACCTGATTATACCGCTCTTGGTTATACTGATGCACAAGCTACATCAGCTTTAATTCATAACTTGTTTTATAAAACTGATTTATTCTCTAAACAATACGGTATTGGTTTAAATCAACATGGTAATAAAGATTTTGTTGTACTTGGTTTAGATACTACTGGTACTGCTGCTGGTGTAGCTATTGGTTCTGTTGTTAATGGTACAGCTATTGATTTCTTAGTACAAAATGGTACTACTTATACTTTGGTAGCTGATTATGCTCTTGTTCAAACATTTGGTCAAGCAATTGCAAATGGTGTTCCAACTACTGCTACTATTGTACCATTAGACCCAACAGTTGACCATTCTACTGCTGACCCTCTTGATGCTGTATTATTCATGGGTTTAGATGAAAATCGTGCAATTGCATTTAGTGATATTACTAATGTACGTACTACTGTACTTGTAGAACTTGCTGATTCATTCCGTGATTCATTGCAATTACCTACTACTATTACTCAAACATCTCGTGCAAAAGAAGCTGTAAATACTGGTTTTAACTTGTGGGTACAATATCGTAATTCTGCTGAATTTGGTATTTTCAATGCACAAAATCAACCACATGGTGATTTCTTTGTACAAGCTCCAATTTACTTCACTAATACTGAAGCTGCTTTGTATAACGTATATATCATTGATTTCCAAAATACAGAAACTACTCTTACTACTAGTGAGCCAGACCCACAAAAAACAGTAATTGTACTTCCTGCACGTATTACAAATGGTACTGCTGATGCTGATACTATTGGTGCAACTGGTTATACTTATTCTGCAACTAATACTGCATTACCACCTTTGTTGGAAGGTACTATTGGTGATTGGTTACAAAGCTCTGTAACTTACAATAGTCATATTTTTACCGGTGCTGCAACAGCAACTACATATTTTGGTGTATAATTATAACCATCAATAATAATTTTTAATAAGAGGCTATGTTTGGAATACTCTGAACATAGCCTTTTTTAGTTTAATTTAAAATATGACTTTAACTAATAATGATTGTCAATCACTAATATTAGATAAATATACAGCAGATACTTTATTTTATCCTACTAACAATACTAGATTAGTTACTAAGTTTAATTGTTGTAATCCTAAAACTTACGATTTATTAAATCCGTATAGTTTTACTATGGGTATAAATTGTGTAAGTAATGCACCTGTTACATTTCAATTATCACTAGATGGTATTGATTTTAATATGATTAGTGACATAACTTATAGTTTGGATAATACTAGTGGTATTACTGTTACTGAAAATTCAACTGGATTATATACAGTAGTAATGGTTGGTGTAATTGAAAGAGTTTTAAGTTTTGTAATAACTATGGTATCTGGTAATACATATACTACAAGTATTACTCTTAGAACTCCTAATGATGATTGTGGTGATTTAGATTATGATGGTACTAAATTAACTCCTAGTTGTGGTTTTGATTTTAATTCAGTTAGTCAAATTGAATTTAATTCAGCAGGATTTACAGGACTTAATTGTGCAGAACCAGACAATCTTGAAACAGGTGTATATACAGTATATTTACAAAATGTAGATAATAATGGTAATGTTATTGACCAAGAGTGTTCTAGTATATTTATAGACTGTAATACACTACAATGTTATATTCTTAGATTATATAAAGATACACCTGAAACTACTATTGTAGCACTTAGACATTATTTAGCATTAACACAAGCATCTACATTATTAAATACTCCTGCTCTATCTGAATCATGTAGTACATATTTAAGTTGTGAAGATTTATGTGAGTTATATAAATTAGTACTTACAGAATCTCAAAGTATAGCAAGCAATATTAATTATACACCTTATAATACTTCTGATTGTGGCTGTAACGGATAAACTAACTGCTTTATTACCTTGTGTTGGTTGTGCTAATGTAGAACTAACTAATCAAGAAATGTACAATCATATTTATCATATTGGTTGTACTGATAAAAATACTAAAACCTTAGAAGATATTTATGACATATTTATGATACATAAAATGATTGTTGAAGATGGTCTTATTTGTTCTAATACTATTAATGTATTACAAGATACATTGAACAAAGCAAATGAGATATGTAAATCTTTTAAAGTAACCCAATGTTGTTATTAAATATTCTTGACTTAGCTAATCTATTGAGTATAGTTTCTAGTTTCTTGATTGGAATATTAATATGGAATGCAAAGAAACTTATAAAAACAGTTGATGATTTAAAAGAACAACAAACTAAATTATCAGAAATAACTATGTTATCCAAACACGAAATTGATTCTATTAATACTAAACTTATTGGTATGACTAATAATATAGATAGTCTTACATTTAAAAAACATGAATTGGAAAAAGATATTATAAATATTAAAAAAGATATGGAAATAATAATTCTTAAAATTGATTTAAAAACTAACTAACATGACACCTACACATTTTATTAGCAAGCAAGTTCTTGTTAATGGTAAAAAAGCTTATGCAACTGGTGATGTTGCTCTTAATTTAAAAAAATATACTCTTGCTATTATAGGAGAAACAGGATTATCTTATGATAATAATAGTGATACATTAGCTCTTGCAATAAACAATGTTAGTATTTTACAAATGGGAATTGTAAACAATCAAAAAAGAGTAGCTTTACAAGTACCTACTTATGCTAATAATACTGCTGCTGTGGCTGGTGGATTAACTGCTAATATGCTTTATAAAACTTCAACTGGTGAACTTAAAATTGTAGTATAAA